TCGCCGCCACGGTCTTCCGTGACATTGGCATCGATGATGATCAGGCCTTCCTTTTTGGCGATTGCCTTCACGTCATCTTCGTAGCGGTGGAACGGGCCCGGCAGATACCAGATGTTATCAGTCATCATTGTCACTCCGCTGCGCCAGGGCATTATGCCCCGGAGCAGTCATCAGGTGGTTACTTGGAGGCATCGCCGATCAGAGCAACACCGGCGGTGTCCTTGATGCTGGCTGCGGTTTTGTCCCAGTTGGTGCCGGTGGCCAGCGCTGCGTTAGACGGGGATTTGCCACCGTTGGTGGTATCCCAGGTGTAACCCTTCAGACCTAAGCCGAAGGTGTAGTCAGTCTGAATGGTGGTCTCGATGCGCTCTTTGCCGTTGACGGTTTGAACGTTCGAGATGATGTCGCGGTTGTCGTGGACCAGCGCAGCACCGCCCACCAAGCCCAGGATGATTTCCTTGTTCGGCGTGCCAGTCTGCATCAGCGCCGGAGCATCAGTGACGATCGAGACTTTGCCGAGGATGTCGACCACGCGGACGTTGCCAGCTACGAACAGATTGGTGGAGTTGCCGATCGCTTGGCCGACCAGTTTGTGCCAGGTAGTACCCTGCATGATCTGAGCAACCAGCGACTGGCTGGCATCGCCGAATTTCGCATGCGCGTTGTTCAGGCCTGCCTGAGTGATACCGGCGGTTGCCGATACGTCGTTCACCGCTGCGGCCTGCGCAGTGATCGCAGCGACCAGAGCGGCGATGGCAGTGTTCAGCTGATCCTTCAGCAGAACCTCTGCGAACGCCCGGCTCGCCACTTCGACGCCCTGAACGGTTGGACGCTCCAGCCATGTCATCTGAGATGGTTCGTAGCGGATCGGACCGAAGCCGCCAGCAACCTTCACCGAAGTGTTTTTCAGCTCGGTCAGATCGGTGATTGGTGCGACGCCGTTAGCTGCATAGCGGTCAACTCGGCGTTGCGCTGCACCCAGAGCTTGGAAGAACGACTCCTGCAAGAAGTCGCCAGTGAAGCCTTCAGGGGACAGAACGATCGCACCGTTACTGGCAGCGTTGAACGCTTCGAGCAACTGATCCAGCGTCTCGAGAGTCGCCGGCATGATGTACTGGTTGAAAACCTGCATTTGAGACAGGGACATGAATTATTTCCTTACTTGAGAGGGAGATCAGAGAACTTGCTGGCGATTGCAGCCGCTCGTTCCGATTTTGTGCCGCCGATATTTCCTTTCGGGGCCCCGCCCCCACCACCAGCACCAGCAGCCCCGCCGCCAGATGCCTTACTACCCGCGATCAACGGCGCGAACGCCGTGTCGTTTGCGAACTCTGCTTTCAGCTCATCCAGCGTTGCCGCCGAGAGCTTGCCCTGCTGGTCGAGCACGACCACAACAGGCTTACCGTCACGCTGTTCGACGCTCAGACGGCGCTCGATGTGCGGCAACATGGCTTTGGCGCTGCCCGGGATTGCCAGGGCAGACGCGATATCAGTAGCGGTACGGCCGACGGTCAGATCCCGGATCTGAGTGCTCAGCGTTCCACGCTCCTGTTCCAGCATGCCGTTCAGCTCAGCTTCGCGGCGATTGTATTTTTCGGACCAAGAACGTTCGAGCTCTTCGACGTTGCCGGATTTGCGAGCGAGTTCTTCGCGCTCAAGGCGAGCTGCCTCTTCCGCTTCACGTGCTTTCTTCTCGGCAAGTTTCTTCTCGCCGAGCAGCTCTTCAACCTTCGACTTCAGACCCGAAACATCTTCGGGTTGTGGCAGGCCTTCAATACCGAGGACGTACTTGCCGTCCTTCTCGACGTAGAGTGTTTTAACGGAGTCATCGACGCCATCCAGAGTGTCCAGCAGATACTTCAAGCCCATTTGTTTGTCTCCCAGAGACGATTTGCAGGCCCTGCCCGCAGATATGAAAAAACCGGCTCAGGGCCGGCTTGGTAAAGAAGATCTTGATCAGTCGATCAGCTGCCAGTCATCGGCGAGCATGTCAGTCTGCGATGCAAGCCAGCCCGCTACCAACTTGTTGTCGGCGGTTTTCATGCAAATCGTCGATACAAACTCTGGCTCACCCGGGTACTCGCCGAAGCCGTACTTGAGGCCTGATTGCAGGTCGCTACCCTTGATCAGGTAGAGGAACATGCCTTTTCCATTCCAGCCCGCGCGCGCAACGTGGCGGCCCAACTTCAACGCCTCGATGGCAAGGCCAAAGCTCATACCTTCGGTTGCCCGGTAAGCGCTATCGAGCTGCGCCTTGGGCGACCAACTGATGTACCCGGCGTGGTCTGGGTGATTTGGCTTGCCACCATCGGTGTACTCAACCAGATAGCCATCGTCCGCGCCGTTCTCGTCGGCAGGCAGTTCCCAGCCGCGATATGCGTTGTAGGCGAGACGGGTCATGGCCAGTGCCAGAATGATTTTGGTGCCGATAAAACGCTGAGTCATGGATGTCTCCAGGTTATTTTATGCCCGCCCGCTCGAAAGCCAGAGGCTCAAGAGCCTTCATCTGCACAAGGGTCAGAGGTGAAAAGTTGCGATCAAGCTGCAGCTCGGAGAATCGCTCGATGCTCAGGCCGCCTTCGCGGAAAAGCTTGGCGCGGACCGGGCCAATGGCCTTGTCCTGAAACGCCGCTGGTTGCTGCTTGAGCCAGTCGTAATAGCTGAGGTCTGCCCTCACCTGCTGCGCACCGCCGTCACCGATGGATGCCCGAGTGGCGTCCTTGGCGAACAGCGCACTGAAGCGGGTCACCGCCACCACCGTCGATCGGCAGTTGATGTGGATCGGCGGCCGCGGCCCCTCGGTCAGTTTGAACCGCTGCTTGTCGAGCGTCCGGCACTGGCTGGTCGTCTTCGTATCCAGCGTGCTGACCCATTCCACCGCCTGCACGACGTCGGAGTTCTCTTTCAGTGTCTCCATACGCGCTTGGGTGGCAACGTGTTGCACCGCAGTTCGCACCACGGCGCCGGCGCTGCGGTTGGTCGTGGCCAGGATGCCGTCGTTGTATTGGAGCGCCTTGGTGCCGCGAATGTTCTTGATGATCTGGAAGTTCGTCTGACCTTCGAAGAAGCCCTGCCGGATCGCGCCAGTGAGGCGTTGTCGCTCGGTGGTGGTGAAGCCATCAATGAACGACTTGAGCAGCTTGCCGCCGTCCGCGCCGCGCACGCTGAGCGGGTTACCAAGGATTGCCGTCCTGATTGCAGCAGCACCAGGCACTGCCGCATCGAACGACACGCCAACCGGAGCTGCGCGGGTCAGGCTGGTCGCTTCAAACTCGGCCTCGTAGTTGGCAATGTCCACCAGGTCGAGGTTCAGCTTGTCGCTGTAGCGGTTGAAGATGCCCAGCAGCAGGCTATCGACTTCGCTCAGCAATCGCTCCAGCCGAGCAACGGTGTAGTCCGTCAGGTCGGTCCGAGTCAGTCGCTCACGAATCGAGCGGTCAATCTCCTTGAGGAAAGGCCCGAACTTCGCGACCTCCCCCGATTTCAGTTGCTCGAGAAAAACGGCGTGCCGAATCGTGGCATCAAGGATTGCTTGGTTTGCCGCCATTCGGGATTACCTCGGTGTCGTCCAGAGCAGGCCCAGGTCTTTCTGTTTCCAGCTCGTCGCGGATCTGGTCATCGGTTTTCTCCGGATCGATCACTCCGCGATCGCGCAGGTACTGCCAGAAGTCGCCCGCCGGCAACTTGCCGCCCTGCACTGCGTTGAACAGTGCTGTGAGGATCGTTGCGTCCAAGGTGATCTGACTGAAGTCCTGATTGAGCTTGTAGAGGGTTTCGCCGGGAGCGTTCACGAACTCGGCCATCCAGACCAAGCACTGGCTGTAAGCCTCGCTCACGTTGCTCACCACCAGTGAAAGTACGCTGTGTTCCGCGGCGCTGTCGTTGTCGGCCTGGGTCGCGGTCTTCACCGCGCTGCCCCGCTCGATCAGACGGGCTCCGAGCGACACCATGTCCTCTTTCTTGCTGTCCATGGCCTCTTTGGCAAGTGCGTTTGGCTGAGCCTGCATCATTCCGCAGGCACCGCCTTGAGGAAGCAGCCACGGCGCGCGGGAGCCC